ATAATTTCTACATCAGTTTGGCGAAGAATCTTACGTCTTACATAGTCCTGAGAGAAATACTTTCCAACATATGGTTCTGCTGTTTGAACCATTGTCAGTCTTTCATTAAGAAGTTCTGCTTCTTTAAGTTCAGAGAAATGATTATCATAGAGGAAGTCATATTGAATATGCTCACTCATCACTTCCCAATCTTCAGGAGTAATAATGTTCTTGAGAATCAATTGCGTTCTCAACATATCATTGAACATATTTGAGAATCTCTTTCTAAGTCTTCCAACAAACTTAGTAAACTTCAGTTCGTCTCTGAGGATTTCTGAAGATCTACCGAGATTAAATCCACCTTCGCCATCCATGCGAGACGGCGGGACGTTGAGTGATCTATATAACTTCTTTTTAAAATACTCAATGTCTGTGATTTCTCCAAGGTTTTGTCCACCTGGAAGAGTAGAAATTTCAGTACCACGTCCTCCCTCTCGTCTAGGTAGCCAAAAATCCTCAAGCATTGCCATGTATTTTTTGTCATCACGGATCTCTCCAGTGTTTGCGTCATAGACAAGTTTGTTGCGATAACGCATCATAACATCACGAAGATATTGTTCTGCTTTTACCTTGGGAAGATTGCCAACGTCAATATAGAAAATTCTTCTTTCTGGTGCTCTACTCAAACGATAGATAACCAATGAATCTTCAATCATGCGAAGTTGATTGAGAGACTTGATTGCTTTGTGGAGATATGAAAGAGTTGATCCCTTATTTCTATCAACTAAACCTGAAGTGCAATAGGTAATTGCATCTTTTGCAATTTTAATTCCTTGACTTGCACCAGTTTGCATTGGGTTGCCAGTTGGATAAACTGACTTTGGATTATAAATGAAATACTCTTCAATTTCGGGGAAGTCATAATCCATAGGATTATCACTTCTAAGTCTTTGTACGGGATTTCCGTTATCGTTTTTTGGTTTTTTACTCTGCCTTACATAACGCATTTTCATTGCGTCAATATAACGAAGCTCTTGAATTCCCTCGTGAGGATTTTTTAAATCAATGATCTTATGATAATACAATCTACCATCAATGTACCAATTCCTATAAATTTCATGAGATTTTTTATCAAAATCTAACAAGTCAAGTATATATTTAAATTCATGTCTAATTTTCTTTTTAATGCCATCACTAGCATTTAAGTTTGAAAGTTCAATTTCTACTGGCGTATCATTTGTATCAGAAACAATTGCTTCATTTACAATATCTTCGATGGCACTATCACACTCTGGATGAAGTGCCATCTCACGATATCTTTTAATTAGATCAAACTCAGTTCTATATACACCTTCAATATCAACATAAGAACCAAAAAAACCACTACTCATATAGTGATCAACCCCGTCCTCATTATTAGGAGGGACGGGGGAAACCGCTGTAGGAGATAGTGGCTCAGTGTCCTCTATTGAGAACCCAAATAATTTTGCCATTATTAATCGTTTAACTTTCTACTATTTATCAGATAATTTGAACTTCGTTTACGTTAGATCCAGTAGATTGTGCGGACTCACCTGCGCTCCAGTATTGGACTTGGAAATCGACAGTGAATTCTTCAATGGCATTATCAGTATCGTATGACAGAGCAATTTCAGAAACGTTGGTTGGGAAAATATCATAGAACTTGTAAGTTCTCAGAACAGTGTGCTCTCCACCTGCATTAGATTGAGAAGCAACACTATTTCCTCTACCAAGTTGTTGGACAAATGCATTAGTCATATAAGATCCGGGATTAGTAACCCCAGTGTTATCATCCAATTTACTGATAACGTTCATCCACTGTTCAAATGCAGTTCTTAATCTGAAATCTTCATCGTTGATGATAGTAACAGTCCAAATATCGAATGTTCTGTCGCCAGCAACTTTTAAAATTCTTCCTCTGAAAGGAACATCAATATTGGTGATGTTTGATGCAGGAAGTGCTGCTGCCTTACATAAAAATTTAAAGAGTCCTTGTTCTGCATCATCTCCAGAATTCCAAACTCCAGCGTCAACACCAGCTGGGAAAGAAGGGATTGAAACCTCAAATAGATTGGGTCTTGCTCCACCTCCTGCCAATTTTGATTTAAATTGTGAGATCGTTCTTGCTTCAGCCATTTTTAAATTCCTCCTGTGTAATTAGTTATCTGATCAAGCTCTTCCGGCAACTTCAGAGAAGCTGACGCCAGTGCGAGTTGCTACAAATGTTAAAGTTACATAATTAATTGATCTTGTTGGTTTCAGGAAGATGTCAGCTCTGAACTCATTGTTGTCTATGACATCTGGAGTGTTGTTAGTTTCATCGCAGATGACTAAGAAGTCAACAACTCCTCTCTTCGCTTGAACATCACGAAGGTATGGTTCAACAATATTAACGAAGTTTGTTCTTGTGTTAATATCATTGAGTTCGAACAATTGAGCATTCGCAGCACCTTCAAGTGCTTGCTCTACTGTGAGGAACAGGCGACGAACATTAATTCTATCAAAGGCAGAAGCATAACCAAGTCCAGTCTTATCACCAAAGAGGAGAATACCAATTCCTGGTTGATTTACAATTGAATTAACTCTTGCACCATAAAGAAGATCTCTTTGAGACTTATTTGGACTGTATGCAAGTTTAATTGCATTGTTCAGAACACCTCTTTGCTGTCCAGCAGGTGAGAACCATGGGAAAGCATTGAGAGTGGTTCTTGCCATTAATCCAGCAACGTCTGCGTTACATGGAATATAGCGGAACAAATTATTAAATCTATCGTAGGTGTACTTGTATCCACTATCAAATACTGCATATGAAGAAGATGACAGAGGACTAAAGAATCTCAAAATATTGTTAGTTTGAGTTGTTGTATTAGTAATATCAACAACGTTCGCTCTGTGTGGAGAAACGACTGCCATACAATCTTTTCTTCCTTCAGCGATCGAAATCAGTTTATTTGCTTTTGCTTGAGAATCAGACTCTACAGTAAGTCCAGGGCCCATCAGCAAGAAGTCAACAGCGATTTCATCCTTGTTGGAGAACAAGTCGTATGCTGTATTCAGATTTGCAAGAGTTGCAGTCATTCCACCGTTGGCAGAATAATCAACTCCTCCAGATAAAGTATAAGTTACATTACCAACTGCGCTGTAGGTGATGCCTTGTGCATTCTGTCCCCAAAGTCCTTGTGCGGTAGTATACTTGGTATATCCACTTGAGAATCCAGTTGGAACTGGTTCTGTTCCGTGATAAGCATCTGCAGCAGAAGATGGATTCTTACCTGCGTAAATATTGCTTGAGAATTGAGCAAGGTAGTTCTTATACCAAATCTTTTGTGGTGCATTTACATTTGATACTGCATCAAGAGATTTGGACAGACTCAGATGCTTTTCAAGGATGTTTCCTTGAATTCCAGTTACAGATCCAGTGTCATCAACAACAACGACGTGGAGAGCATCGTTTTTACCTTGTCTATCAAGAGAATAGTTATTGGTTACTGGTTTTGGTGCAATTGATCTCCAATAAACAGTTGAATTCGTTAATCCAAGAGTTTGTTGATCATACCAGTCAACCGATGTTACTGCACTTGTTCCAGTTTGGCCAAGAGCACCAGTGTTAATGCCGGAATTGTTTACAAAGAATACGGTATCAGAAACTTCGATTGAAGAAACAGGATCGCTATTTGAATAAGAAATTTTTGTTTCCGTTCCTGCAGAAGAAACTCTGGAAACAATCTTAACATCAATGGTACTTGAACCATTTGTTGCGTCAGTTGAAACTCCAGTAATGATTCCTTTCAGATAACCATTGAATTCTGAAGTTGTTCCTGCTCCAGGAATAACAGCACTACTAAGAGCAGTAGTAACGCCAAATCCAATCTTAGCACCAGCGTTGCCAAGATCAGTTGTTGTAATACCAATTGTTTGATCTGCAAGATCGTCAATTGTACAGATTTTTAAATCATTTGCCCATTTCCCTGGGTTCTTAGATGCATATGTGTATTGAACAGCATCTGAAGAGTGATTAGTGTTATAATCGTCAAAGTTTTTAATTTTTAAGTTTGTAGTCGCCGCATATCCTACAGCAGCATTCGCATTATTGAGAGTGCTTCCGTCAACTCTAGCGACTTTTAAAATGCCACCATATGAAAGGTAAGAAGATGCGCTCATCCAATACTCATACTGAGCATCGGTTGAGAGTGGTTTACCGAAAGTGTTGATTAATTCTTGTTCGGTAGTAACTTCAATAGCTTCTTCAACAGGACCTATTGCAAATGGTCCAGCAATAGCGCCAATGTTGTCCAATACATTATCAGCTCTTCCTACTGTTAAGTCAACCTCCCTGGTAATAATACCTGGAGATAATTGAGGAGTCGCCATGTTTTTCTCCGTGATCTCAGTTTATCTGAAAATATTTATTAAATAGGTGTTTTTCAGTGGGGAAATGTGACGTGAACTACCAATCTGGATATTCCCATCTATCAAAAACACTGGAGGTTATTCTACTAACAACTATTCTCTTTATAGTACACTCCTTACACTCATAAGAATATGATGATGCAACTGGGCCTCTATCTTTTCTTGTTCTATAAAAACCATCAATTAAATTTTTTGTTTCACCACACGTTCTGCATTTTCTATCATTAAGCAGTAAATGTCCTAATTTGATTTGTCTATCTAGTTCCATTTACATATATTCCCACATATAAGAACGATCTCCATATTCATCAGTAAACCATCTATCACCATCATTGTCCACAAAACTTTCAGAATCTAGTCCATCAGAAATAAATCCAAATGGTGCCATGTCTTGTTCGATTTGATTCTTCTGTTCTTCATATAGTCTTTTTCTGACATCTTGATCAGTAAGTTCCTTAAAATAATCTTGTGCAACTAACCATGCATAAATCACTAGACACATTGCTAAGTCATCATTACATCCTTCTTCAGCCTCAAATGAATTGTGTTTAGAAATAAACGTAGTAAGTTCACTAATAATTTCATAATCATTGAAAATAAGTTTGTCCTCTTCAATCATTGTTTTTAAATTGAGAGATCCAACTTTCTTTACAGCCTTAGACATTTTGACGCCAAGTTGGGTTTTCTTACCAGAAAAACCTTGTCCAACAATTTGTCCCGCTCTACCTCTCATAGAACACATTAAAACATTTTGATATTCTAAGTCATATTGGAGAATACTCGCTACTTGATCTCCAATGTCATTAACTTCACAAAGAATCCATGCATTATTATAGCTCTTTGCTACTTCATGAATGATGTTTGGAAAAAGCATAGGTTTAATATCATTATTCCTATACTTTGCAACAACTCTATGTGGAAATTGTGTGATGTCTACAACAACAAAAGCAGAATAATCTTCACCAACTCCTCTAGCAACGTCAACAGTAATTACATAATCATGATCTTCTTCTGGATCAATGTGAACATCCAATCCTTTACTTTGAGTTTTTGGTGCGTCATATACAAACGTTCTTAGTTTGCTTGGAGCAATCAGAGTATCAACAGAACCTAGAAATTCGCATTCAAACTCAACTTTGAATTGTTGTTCTGAGGTGTTTGCAATTGTCTGTTCTTTCCACTTTGAATCCCTACCAGGGACTTCACTCCAATGAACATCAGTTGGAATATATTCGTTCTTGCCTTTCTCCGCATCATGCCACATACGGTAGAAATGATTCATACCATGTGGCGTTGAAACTATGATGACTTTTGTGCTTTTACCAGAAGTAATAGTAGGATAAACAGATGCAAAGAAGGAGTCAGCGATGTGATTAGGGACGAACGCGAACTCGTCGAGAAAGAGGATATTGAACGACATGCCTCGGACAGCACTCGCAGATGTAGAAGCTGCCAATATCTTACTGCCATTTTCTAACTCCAGTGAACCTTTATTCCATGATATGATACCCTGCTGCATCCATTTTGGCAGGTTTTCGTATGCAGTTTGTAACCTATCCAAAAGTTCTCTTGCAGTTGCTGCTTTGTTTGCAAGAATACCAATATTTACATTATCATTAAATACTGCATAGTGTAAAAGAAAAGAAACCACAGTGGTAGACTTACCAGTCTGACGTGGCATCTTACAGATATTGAATCTATGTTTGTGAAAGTTATCAATTAACTTTTCTTGAAAGTCATATGTTTTAAATGGTTGTAAACCTTTATCCAGTGTGACAATCTTTACATAGTTTTGTGCAAAATATACTGGATCATTCTTACATCTAATAAACTCCTCAATTTGTTCTTGAGTAAACTCAATTGGAGTATTTGCCTTTTTTAATAAAGGATTGCCAAGATATACATCACTCATAAAAAATTACCTATCTAGTTTCTCGCCACTGAATAGTATTAAACACATCCGTTGTTGTATTAGT